GGCGAGAAGTTAACAACGGCTGACCTGCAAGCCTTCATTCAATACAATCAGCAAGCAAGTACTGGCTATCAAGAAAACATGCGTATGTATGTAGGCGATCATGATGTATTGCATAAACTGGGGCGTGGTTTAGGACCAGACAATCGCTTGGTGGCTAATTTGCCACACTATATCGTTGATACTTACAATGGCTTTTTCAGTGGTATACCAGCCAAGATTACGCTTGATGATAAGCCAAAGAATGAATTGCTACAGCAGTGGAATGACACAAATTCCTTCCAAGACAAATTAAGCGAAATCAGTAAGCAAGCGGATATCTACGGACGTTCGCTTGCTTTTGTATATCAAGACGAAAATAGCGAAACCAAGCTGGCATATGCATCCCCAATCGAAGCGTTCATGATCTACGATGACACGGTTGCACATCAGCCGCTAGCTTTCGTGCGATATTGGCGTGACGCTGAAAATAAACAGGTTGCTAAGGTTTACTATGCTGATGATGTCTGGGACTACTATGACGATGTACTGGCTGTCAGTGATGACGATAATCCATTTGGTGTTGTCCCAGCAGTTGAGTTTTACGCGAATGAAGAGCGACAAGGCGTGTTTGATAATGTCAAGACGTTGATCAATGCCTTAGACAAGACCCTGTCGCAGAAAGCTAACCAAGTCGAGTATTTTGACAACGCGTATCTTAAGATCCTTGGCATTAATTTGGATCAAGATGGTGATGGAAAGCCGGATATTGATATCATCAACAACCAATTGATCTACTCGCCAGATGCAGACGCAACGAATGCAACTGTGGACTTCATCACCAAGCCAGATGGTGACAACATGCAAGAGCATATTATTGACCGCCTTATCTCAATGATTTATCAAATATCAATGGTGGCAAATCTTAACGATGAGGCCTTTGCAGGCAATAGCTCTGGTGTAGCCTTGCAGTACAAATTGTTGCCGATGAAGAATATGGCTGCAAACAAAGAGCGCAAGTTCACTCAAGCCTTGCGACGTTTATATCGTGTTGTTTTTAGCGTTGGTACTGTTTTGCCAGAAAGTGATGCTAATGCATGGCAAGACCTGCGCTTTAAGTTTACGCGTAATCTGCCGGTTAACTTAGCCGATGAAGCACAGACGGCATCAACGCTCTCTGGCATCGTCAGCAAAGAAACACAGCTGTCAACACTGTCAATTGTGGACGACCCACAAGCCGAGATTGATCGCATACGGCAAGAACAGGCTGATGACGTTAAGAATGCACTGCAAAATGCGACATCGGCAGTAGACAGTAGAAAGACTGATGATGTAGATGACGAAGAACAATAATGCATACTGGCGAGAGCGTGAGTGGCAGTTAAAGCAGCTGAATAACGATGACAAGTTCAATCAAGAGCTCAAGCGCTATTATGATCAGCTGATTGTCGGCATCAACAAAGAGATTGACCGATCACTGGCTAGCAGAAATGAGACATCAATCGACAATGCTCGTGCAGCTGTCACTGGTGCAGATATTTCGGCGTATGAGTCAGAAGCACAAGCGTTGGTTCATCAAGCTGATTTGATGCGAGCAGCTGGTCACCATGTTACTTATGATGATTTTAGTGATGAAGTAAACGAACGTATGCGGATATACAATGCCACCATGCGTATTAATCGTTTGGAATTGCTTAAATCACAGATTGGTCTGCGCATGATTGAGTGCGGGATGCAAGTTGATCAAGCAGTGCAAGATAAAGTATCTAAGGACTACACAGACGAGCTGAAACGGCAAGCTGGTATCCTTAATGTCACCGCTAAGAACGATCAGCTATGGACGTCTAGTGACGTTGCTAAGCAGATTATGGTTCAGTTTAATGGTGCAACGTTTAGCCAGAGAATCTGGGCGAACCAGGATGCACTGAAAGCTACGTTAGATGCAGTGATCAGCGTTGGTGTCATACAAGGCAAGAATCCACGCCAGATGGCTAAATTGCTGAAAGATCAAGTTCGTTCCACTATCAACAACCACAGATATGTGACGGAGCGCATCGCTCGAACCGAGTCAGCTCGTGTTCAGCATGCAGCACAGGTTAAGTCGCTAACTGACAACGGCTATCGTTGGTGTAAATGGTATGCAGAGCCTGGTGCATGTCGTGTCTGCCGAGAGATTGCTGATAATGATCCTCACGGCAAAGGATTTGGTGTTTATCCAGTTGATAAAGCGCCAGAAATTCCAGTACATCCCAATTGCCGATGCTCTATCAGTGCTTTCTGGAGTGATGAAGATGCTTAAAAGAATCCGAGCAAAACTACTAATCAATTATTTGTTTATTAAAACTTATTTCTTTGGGCACTAGTGATAGTGCTCTTTTTTGTCCGTTTCCTATGTTGTGGACGTTAAATAAAACTTGAGTATGTCTCCCAAGACGTTAAATGCGAGAAAGGAGTGCCAACTATGGACAATGAACAAAATACGGAGCAACTTACTGATGATCAAGAACAAACTGGGCAAGGCGCGCCAATCGAAACCCCAGAAGATGATGAGAAGAAAGTTGATTCCGACAAAATTGTCGAAAAGCTGAAAAAGCGTATCGGCAAGGAGCAAGCATCAAAGCATGACCTTGAAAAACAGCTTAAGGACGCTCAGGCAGAGATCGAACGGATTAAATCCGGTAAGTCGGTTAAAAAACTTTCTGATGAAGACAAGGCTAAGAAAGCATCCGATGAAAAAGATGCAAAGATTGCTGAACTGGAAGCCAAACTGGCTCGCAACGAAGCAATCAAACAAACTGCTGAAGTCTTCAAAGAAAGTGGCCTTAACGTAAGCGACAAGGTCTTAGACATGGTAGTAGCCAATGATGACGAAAAGACTTACGCCAATGTACAGACGCTGATTGAGTTTGCTCAGTCTATCCAAAGCGACACGAAAAAAGGGATGCTTAAGGGCCACACACCACGCCAGAATGGCAATAACAAGATGAGTAAAGCTGACATCATGAAGATTAATGATCCAGTCAAGCGTGTGGAGGCCATTAAGCAGAATATGAGCTTATTCGAACACTAGAAAGGAATGAAACATTATGACTGTTCCAGAAAATGAAATTACAAAAGCAGATTTGATTGCACAATCCATTGATTTTACGGAACGATTCAACGAATCCGTAGCAACTCTGCTTAAGATTATGGGTGTATCACGGATGACACCAATGACGGCGGGATCTCAGATCAAGATCTACAAGTCCGAAGTAACTAAGGCTGACGGCAAGCCCGCTGAAGGTGATGTAATTCCACTGTCCAAAGTTACGCGCAAGCTGTCTAAGACGGAAGAATTGACGTTCTCTAAGTACCGCAAGCAAGTTACTGCCGAAGCTATTCAAGGTGCTGGTTTCACACCGGCAGTTGCTGACACCGACAGCAAGCTGCTTAAAGAAATTCAGAAGGACATTAAGAAGAGCTTTGTTGACTTTGTTATGACTGGTACGACGACTGCTACCGGCACGAACTTCCAGACGGCATTGGCTAACGCTCTGGGGCAATTGGCTGTCAAGTGGGAAGATGATGACGTGCAATCTGTACTGTTCGTCAACCCAATCGACTTCTACGCATATCTGGGTAGTGCAAACGTAACTGTACAGACGGCTTTTGGCCTGCAGTACGTGCAAAACTTCCTGGGCTTCAATACCATCATCATGACTGGTTTAGTGCCACAAGGTAAGGTAGCTGCTACTGCATCCCAAAACATCAACTATGCTTACGCTGCAATGTCTGGTTCGCTGGGTCAAGCATTTAACCTGACGACTGATGAAACGGGTCTGGTTGGTATCGTGCACGATGCTAAGACTGAAAATGCATCTGTAGAAACGATGGCTATGACTGCTAGTGTAGTTTACCCAGAACGTCTGGACGGTATCGTTGTAGCTACGATTTCTGCTCCATCTGCCTCCACTGGTAATTAATTACAAGCGTGGTGATTGGGATGAATAAGACAACTACTCTGGCTAATCTCAAGACTATGATTCGCTTAAAGGATACTGGCCAAGACGATTTATTAAAACTAATCATCGATAATACTGAGCAGGCTCTACGATTTAAGCTGCAACTGACCGAGCAAGATGCTTTTCCTTCAGAACTCGGATTCATTCTGCTTGAAGTGTGTGTACGCCGTTACAACCGACTGAAGAACGAAGGAATGTCGTCATATACGCAAGAAGGCGAGTCAATCACCTTCAATTCATCTGACTTTGACGATTTTCAAGATGATATTAACATTTGGAAACAACGTCATAGCAAGGATGTTCGTTCCAATGGCACTGCTTATTTCGTTAATCCGTATCGGAAGTGATTGTTATGAGAATGGATCATGTAATTCGTTTTTATACGCAAGGTACGGGTTATAATCCTGTCACTGGTCGGCATGATAACAGTGCTAAGCTGGTAGCTACGATATACGGTAATGTAACTGATATGGGCGTTGATCGTGCCGTACAGGTTTTTGGTAACTATAACCATCAATCTAAGATACTTCGGTTGGAGTCAGCTATGCCTGAGTCGTGGTCGTACCTGATGATTAATGACGACACTGCCAAGTATCGTATGCAGACATCCCGTAAGCCGCTTAAAGGCAATACGCTGATTGTAGGTGATAGCAATGTCTAGGATCGTTAAGATTGAAGGACTGTCAGAACTGCAAGCCAAGTTTGAAGAGATGAATATTGAGTTTCATCCCAAAGTGCGCAGTATTGTTGCTAAGCATGGTGCAGCTCTTCAGCAACGCACCAAAAGCAATATGAGTGCAGCTTACAGGGGCCATTGGGAAGGCAGACGTTGGGTTAAACCAACTGGTGCAACCAGTCGTAGTACGACCGTATCACTGCAAAATGGTGGCATGACGGCAGTTGTTGCGCCACATACCTACTACTTTCCGTACCTTGAATATGGCACACGCTTTATGTCAGCTAGGCCAACACTTGGTCCTGCTTTTACGTACCAGTCAATGCAGTTTATCGATGACTTAAAGCACTTAATGGAGTGATTGTATGAAATCACCAGATCAAGCTTTATATGACTATGTTTTTACACAATCAACATTAAAAGGGTATACAACGTATGATCATCTGCCAATGAGCAGTGAGAACGCAGCATACCCTTTTGTTGTCGTTGATACGGTACAAACTGCGCCGATTGCCACTAAGACTGGCTACAGCGCACAGCTATCGATCATGATCCACGTGTGGGCAAGCGGAGATGATCGTATCACTGCATCAACGATGACTAGTGATTTGTTACAGATATTAGGTTTTTGCGATTTCGAAACGAATGGTTATGCTTTCGCGCCACGAAATCAACAAAGCCAAATGATGCAAGATACAAGCGTACCTGATACTGTGCTCTGGCATGGTGTAGATACGCTTGTGTTTAATTTAAAATGAAATAAGGAAGGGTGAAAACCAATGGCTAAAACCGAAATTCCGGCTCTGCAAGGTATTGATGTCGTGCTGTTTGCACGTAAACTTTCCGAAGCAGGCAAAGTAGCCGGTCAATTAATCCCATATCAAACCAGTCTGTCATTTGATCCACAGCGTGACAGTGATACTAATCCAACTAAATCTGGTTCTGTGGGTACTTCTAGCTCGATTGAAACGGACTTGGAAGTAGAATTCATTAATAACTGGTCTAAGATTGCAGATCAGCTGCTTGATTCGCTGTTTAACAACGAAAAAATGGAGTTCTGGATCGTTTATCGCAAGCGCCGCAACATGGCTGGTAAGTACTACGCTATCTACATGCGGGGGACGGTCAACGAAGACGAGACTGATGGTGACCCAGACGATACATCTAACCGTGATACGACGATTACTGTTGATGGTACGCCACAACGGGGATGGACTGATCTGCCGGATGACGCCCAAGAAGAGCTTGATTATGTCTTCCGTGGTGTTGGTGTTGTCACTGATGCTAAGGACGATGGCACTGATGGTGGCGGTGCTGCATGGGCTGATTCCGATGCCGGTACTGGTTCAGAATCAGTAGCTACGACGCCTACCAATACTGTTACCAACTAATTTAATGTAAGAGAGCGGTCTGCTCTCTCTATAAGGTTTTGATTTGTTCAAGGCTTTGTAGAGGGAGCAGACTTTTTAGGAGGATCTGTCATGGAACTGACTATTAATAATAAAAAGGTTGAACTGAAGTTTGGTGTGCGCTTCCTGCGTGAGCTGGACAAAATCGCCAGTGTCGAAAACAGCGGTATCAAGTTCGGTATGGGTATGAGCCGGTCGATTCTTGGCTTACGTGCCTATGATGCAGCTGTTTTATCAGATGTGCTGTTTGCTGCAAGCTATGGAAAGGTTGCTCAGACCACGATCGATAACTATCTGGACGACTGCGAAGACCTTGAGAAAATCTTTGACGAAGTACTTAAGGAAATCAATGAGTCTAATGCAGCAAATTTAGCGGTAAAAAAGATGAAAGCCTAGATAAACGGCCAGAGCAAAACAGTGAGCAGACGTATCACGAGATTTTGCTTAATTCATTGGCATATCTAGGCTTTAAAAATCTAGAAGACATCTGGGCAATGGGCATGGCTGAATATCAGCTGAGAATGGAGGCTTACGAACTGCACCAAGTTCAAATCAGCCAACATATAGCTGAACAGGCGTGGGCTAATCAAGCCGTACAAGCCACGACTGGAGAACGTCATCCTAAGCCCAAATATAAGAAGTTCGATCAATTCTTTGACGCTCAAGAGCATGTGGACGCAGTACGGTCTGCGTATGAGCCAGATTACCAAGCATGCTCTAAGCGAGTTAAGAATCAGAATCGAGCAGAAATCTTGCTGGCCAGGTCGCGCGAGTTCCACCGGCTTAAGAAAGCTGGCAAGATCATCCCACTGGCTGAGCGGAAAGGAGAATGACAAATGGGAGAATCATATAGTGTCAAAGCCATTCTCTCGGCAGTTGACACCAGTTTTTCATCCACGATTGCTCGTGCCGGTCAGGCTACTGAATCTTTCGGCCAGGCAGTTAACAGGCATATGCAGGGCGTTGGCAATGCAATGATTGCAGCCGGTACTGCTACTACGGCAATGGGTGTTAAAGCGGTTAAAGGGTTTGGTAGCTTTCAGTCATCTCTTAATCAAGCTGCAGTCATAGCCGGTGGGACGGCCAAAGACATTGATGGCTTGTCTGATGTAGCCAACCACATGGGCGCTGTTTTGCCAATCAGTGCTCAAGATGCAGCTGATGCCATGGTAGCAATGGCTCGAGATGGTGCATCAATAGGGACAATCAAAAAGGAATTCCCGGCAATTGCGGAAGCGGCGACAGCGGCTGGTGCAAATTTGCAAACGACTGCTAGCGTCGTGCAGCAAGCGATGAACATCTGGGGAGACAGCCTTAAATCGCCACAACAGGCTGCTGCTATCCTGACGCAAACAGCTAACCTATCCAACGCGTCAATCGAAGACATGCAACAAGCACTGGCTACGATTGGTTCTGTTGCCAAACTGGCTGGCATGGATATGAGTACAACATCCGAAGCTATCGGTTTGCTCACCAATCGAGGATTTAGCGCTGCACAAGCATCAGAAGATCTTAGCTATGCTATACGGCAAATGTTAGCTCCATCTAAGGGTGCCAAAAAGGAAATGGACGCATTAGGCCTATCGTTCGTTGATAGTTCTGGCAAGATGAAGCCATTCCCGCAAATCCTGAAAGAAGTTGCTGCGGCAACTGACGGCATGGGTGATGCTCAGAAGACAGCTGCACTTAAGACCATGTTCGGTGCTGCTGGTATGCAAGCAATCGCTCCACTGTTGGATGCTGTTAAGGATAAGTCTGATAACACCACAACGTCTTGGACAGCATATGCTAATGCCATGAATGGTGCTGCCAAAGACACTCAGACAGCTACTAAGTTTCTGAGCGATCAAGCTAACGAAATGCAGAAAAACTTAGGATCCAAAATCGAACAGGTTGGTGGTAACTGGGAAGCACTGCGTAACAAGGCAATGCAGACTAAAGGTGGCGTCAACAGTGCAATCTTAGACATGATGAACCAATCTTTAGAATGGGCAACTACATCTAATAGCAGTACAGCTCAGGTAATTCGTAGTTTCATCGGCATGTCACCAGCGATTGGTGCTGCTACAACTGCATTAGGTGGTCTCTTTAAAGGTTGGGGTAAACTAATTTCGTTTGGTGGTAGCGTCATTAAGACGATTGGTAATGTTGGCCGGGTCATGAAGGCGTTATCGATGGCTGGCGATTTAACCACTGCCATTGGTAGTCTGCGCGAATTAGCTGCAACATCTCAGCTCGCTGCGGGAGCAATGCGGGTTCTACAAGTAGCGCAATTGGCTTTGGCTAATCCCTGGGTCGCAATTGGTGTCGCGATTGCAGCCGTTGTTGCAGCATTGGCAGTATTTTTCACTAAAACCAAGACGGGCCAGGCAATGTGGAAACAGTTTACGCAAAGCGTTGCGGATTCCGTTGACGGTATCAAGCAAGCCTGGCAGAGCATGACAGACTTTTTCAGCAACCTTTGGAACAATATCGTTACTACTGCACAGAATGTCTGGAGTAGTTTCGGGCAGTTCTTCAGTCCGGTTGTACAATCAGTTGAATCAGTATGGCAAGGATTATCTGATTTCTTTGGTAACTTATGGAATGGCATTGTTACCTTTGCTCAAGGTGTCTGGAGCTCGTTTGCTCAAGGCATGGCACCAATCGTAGACGCCTTTAAAAATCTATGGAGTGCGTTGACTGATTTCTTTAGCACATTGTGGCAAGGAATCGTTAATACTGCACAAACTATTTGGCAAGGATTATTGCCGATTGTTACTACTGTTTGGAATGGTATCAAAACCGTTGTTTCAACGATTATGCAAGCTATTGCAGACGTGATTCTGACGATTGGGACTGCAATTCAAACTGTATGGGCCACAATTTGGAACGCAATCGAAACCGTTACAATGACAATCTGGGACGGCATTAAGAACTTTATTAGTCTTGAAATTCAAGGAATTCAGACAGTTATCCAAAGTGTCATGACTATCATCCAGACTATTTGGCAGACTGCCTGGAATGTTATTGAAACGGTCGTGCAGACAATTTGGTCAATCATATCAACAACTGTATCTACGGCTATTAATGCCGTGGCAGGCGTTATTAGAGCGGTAACTGATGCAATCAAAGGCGATTGGTCTGGTGCTTGGAATGAGATAGAGAATGTTGCCTCAACTATTTGGAACGGCATTACATCAATTGTATCTACTGCAATTAACGGCGTACGGAGCATCATTTCCAGTGTGATGAACGGCATTAGCTCAGTGTGGTCGTCAGCCTGGAATGGCATTAAGAGTATTACTTCGGGCGCAATGAGCATGGTACGATCGGTCGTTTCAAGCGGTATGTCAGCAATGTGCGGCGTTGTTTCGAGCATGATGAGTGCGGTTCAATCGGCTTTCGTTAGTGGTTGGAACGCAGCACGTAATGCTACTGCTAATGGCATTGCACGAGCAGTGAGTGCCGCACGGTCCATGACAGGAGCAATGGTATCTGCCGGTCGTGATTTCGTCATGGGCTTTGTCAATGGTATTGAAGGTGCAATCTGGCGTGCTGCGTCTGCTGCTGCTCGTATGGCTAGCGCAGCTATGAATGCTGCTAAAGCATGGTTTAACATTGGATCGCCATCAAAAGTCATGCGTGATCAAGTTGGTAAGTGGGTACCCGCTGGTCTGGCTGTTGGTATCGAGCAGAATACCGATCTTGTTGAGAATGCTGCTAAGCGCATGGCAGAAGCCGCTATGCCGGATATCCATATGACTGACATGCAACAGCGAATCAACGGGGCACTGTCTCACGGTGCGTCATTTGGTGGCACGGTTGACCATGAGCTTAATGTGGTTCAACAACCCGCTTATATCAACTTGTCATTAGGCGGTTCCAACTACACGACTTTTGTTTCTGACATCTCGCGTGAGCAGGGCAGTCAAGCATCACTGGCACGCAATTATCGTTTCTAGGAGGGCAGCATGTACGATTTCCATGATTTAAACATTAATCGCAAAATTGAAACCGAGCCATTGCCCACTGAAGCGTTAAACTACGGTGGCCATTGGCTTGATCAAGAAATTGACGGCTACATGACGCTATCAACGTCAGGCCGGAATGAGTTTTCTAGGCAGATTAACTCTGCTGATCGCGTAGATGATGGTGCGGTGTATCTGTCATCGCGCATTGAGAGTAAAAAGATCACTGTTACGTTTCAACTACTGGCATCGACAATTGAGCAGTACAATGAACGGTTGAAGAAACTGAAACAACTATTGTTTCAGCCAAATCAGCCGTTTTATTTTGCTGATTTGCAACAGTATCACTTTGTCGGGACTGCGTCAGCTTTGACATTGGACAGTGAAACTCTGAATACCACCGGTAAGATTGAGTTGTCGTTAACAGATCCATATCTGCATGGCAATGTTAAAACTATCACTGGTTCTGGTACGCAGATCAATGTCAATGATAACGAGTTGATATATCCGCAAACGCCAACCAAGCTGACGATTACGCCGGCTGAAGCAGTAGCCAACTTAGCCGTTACTTGCAATGGCAAAAATATCAGTCTTTCAGTTGGTGTGGATGCCGGACAAGCGGTCGTGATTGACTTTGCTAACCTAAACTTGTCGATTAACGCTGTCGACAACTTAATGGGGTTGACGCTTGATTCTAATTTGAGCGATTTCTATATCAGCAATGGCTCTGTGATTAGCATTAATGCAACTGGTAGTTACAAGTTAGATTACGAGGTAAAACAGCTATGAAAATGTTTCTTTTTGACCGTAATCAAAAAGTCAAGCGATGGCTGGCTGACCGTGATTTTATCGAAGCAAAGATGGCAGAGCAGATTAACGCAGCTGATCAGCTAACATTTTCTGTTCCGCTGAATAAACGCTTGCCATCATCTTATTTTTACGCAGCTATCCCACAGCCACGCGGTTCGGGGTATCTGCTTTTTAAAATCGTCACGGAAAAGGTATCGTCTGACCAGATTGAGTACACAGCCGTTGAATCGGCTTACGATGAGCTGAAATCGTATCACTATATCAAGGACGTACGACCAGAGAACCGGAAAGCCGGTGAACTGTTACAGACTGTCCTTGAAGGCACACGCTGGCAAGTAGGGCAGACGTATGACAGTGGTACGTTTTCGACCAACTTCTACTACATTAGCACGTTGGAAGCGATCCAAAAGATTGTAGAGCTGTGCGGCTTAGAAGTTACGTTTGAGATCACGCTGAATCCTAAGACACATCAGATTGAGCATCGTTTGGTCAACTTGTATGCTCAGCAAGGGCAACGAACTGGCAAACGGTTTGAATACGGCTCAAATTTGCTGACGGTTGAACGCGAAGAATCAGCAGAGAATCTAATCACGGCTTTGATCGGTCGTGGTAAAGGTGAAGCTGTCTACCATGAAGACAACACAGCAGAAGAAACGCCTGATGGCTATGGTCGGCGCATTAACTTTGCTGATGTGGTCTGGTCAAAGAAGAACGGCAATCCTACTGACAAGCCAGCTGGTCAAGAATACGTTGAAGACGTGGACGCAACTGCTAAGTACGGCTTTGACGATGGCAAGCCACGCATTGGTATTGAGATTTTCGAAGACATTACTGATCCGGCAGAGCTGTTAAAAGCCACTTGGTCCGCATTACAGACACTGAAACGACCACAAGCTAGTTTTCGAGCTAGTGTAATGGACGTTGGCGATCTGGGGCTTGGTGATACAGTAGCTATCGTTCGCCATGACATTAAGATTGAGTACTTCACGCGCGTCTACAAGGTTACACATAATCTATTGGACGAGCGACAGAATACAATCGAGCTTGGGGATGATTTCTCGGGGAACTCGATCACAAGCACAGTCAATGATCTTGGTAAAAGTGTGGGTACGGTTGAACAACTTGCCAACTATGCGGCTGTTTCAGCTAACGGCAAGAACGCCAACTACTACGGCCAGGCACAGCCAATCAATCCACTGGAAGGCGATTTGTGGTACAAGGATCTGGGTAATGGCGAAACTGATATGTATCAGTACCACGCAGGCAACTGGATTTTAATTACGTCTACACGCGACTTGCACAATGTAGAGAAGCAAGTCAAACAAGCGCAAGACGATTTTACGACCGCTTGGAATAAGGCGGTTGCTGCTGATTCATCGGCTGCTAAAGCTCAACAACGTGCTGATGACGTTGGCAAACAGCTACAAAGCGCACAATCCGACTTTGATAGCAAACTGTCTGCTGCAAGCGCTAGTGCTAGTGCTGCAACTGACAAAGCCATGCAAGCTGCTAATGCTGCTCAAAATGATGTCGATGAACAGATCAAGGAACTGAATGCTTATAAAGATACGGTTGGCAAGACATATGTTGCTAAGGGCACGGTCATCAGCAATGTTAATTTGGAAGCAGATGCGTCGATTTTTAGTACAAGCAATAAATTGTACATGGACGCTGCTACCACCGTTTTTAGCGGTAAGACTTTTATCCCAGACGCCGCGATCATCGATTTGACTGCTAGCAAACTGACAGCCGGAACGATCGACGCGTCTAAGATCTCAGTGATTAATCTAAATGCGTCAAACATCAATACTGGAACGCTTAATGCAAGCTTAATTAAAACTGGCTCAATGTCCGCAGACCGGATTGTTGGTGGAACGCTTGACTTCAAAAATGTTACTGTTGCTAATCTATCGGCTGGCAGTATCATATCTGGCACACTTGATGCATCGAAAGTTTCAGTGATCAATCTAAATGCATCTAATATCAATACTGGCACGCTTGATGCAAGTCTTATCAAAGCTGGCTCAATGTCTGCCGACAGAATTTCCGGTGGTACGATTGATTTTTCAAAAGTCAATGCAGCCAGTTTGTCAGCGGATAAGATCACGTCTGGTACGCTTGACGCTGGCAACGTCAATGTTATTAACTTGAATGCCGACAATATCACTTCTGGTACGATTAACGGGCAAAATCTGAAAATCAATCTGAACACCGGTGAGATTCTATTTCAAAAGGGCAAGATCGCATCAACTAACGGTTTGCTAAATATTAACGTAGATGATGGCACGATGTCTGTTACCAACTTTCTTAAAGAGGGTGCATATTTCAAAAATGGTAACATCGAGCTTACCAACTTTGATTTGTGGAATAATGGTGACGTTCCCGCATATGGCAAAATCGCTTTTGCCCAAAATATGTTTGAAGCTGGTAATAACGGTATAGAAATACAGGGTAAAAAGGGCTGGATAATTCATAGCGAAAACTTTGACTATGATCAGACACTTGTGCAACACCTTTGGACGAAAGAAAAAACAGGAACTTCAATTGGCGGCGACGAAAGCTATATAAGTCTGCAAGCATATGACGGGATTTCATTGTATGGTGGTGCCTTTTTACCAACTGATTTAGATCCTCCTTTATCGACATCATTTAAAACGCCACCATATATAACATTAGGGTTCAATCGTGGCACGAAAAATCATAATCCAGCTTTTAACGCATCATCTAATTGTTATGTATTCAATATAGATGATACTGGAGCAGCTTTGTCATACGGCAGAAGATATTTTAATGATACACAATATGGCTATAATTTAAGAGCCGTTCTACCTTGGGATTCAACTATCGAACTAGGAGATAATGCTGGATATGGCGGCACAAATGCCTATTTTTCAGTGGTTTCAAATGGGACAACGGTAATATCATTTGATGCAAATGGTGCAAATGGTCTTCCTAAAAGAAGAACATATATCCCAAATCTAACAGCAGGATCTTTAAACGTCACCGGTTCAAAGAACGCCATCGTACCAACATCAGCTGGTGCAACACTTATCAACGCGTACGAAACAGCAGAGTACTACTTCGGTGATATCGGAGAGAGCACCACTGATAAAAGTTGTGTTGCGCAGATAACGATTGATCCACTATTTTTGGAAACTATCAATACGTCAGTTCCATATCAAGTCTTTGTAAGCTCATATGACAACGCCACTGTGTGGGTAGAATCAAGGACAGCTAATATTTTTGTTGTTCGTTCAAGTAAACCTAATGTATCGTTCTGTTGGGAACTGAAGGCCAAGCGCAAAGGATATGAACATAGCAGATTGGAAGTTGACGATTCAATTAGTGCAGAAGATTTAAGAAAGGCAGCAAAGAAATGAACGAAAATGCAAATGTAAATGCAAACGAAGTAATCAAGAGTCTGATTAATAAATTAGCAACGGCACAATACGAAAATGCAGTGTTGGAAGCCAAGTTGTCAGAAACATTGAAAGAAAACGAAGAACTGAAGAAAGGCGAAGGTGATAAATAATGGCGCTTACAAAAGAAAAGACGGTCAATCTGTCTGGTCGATCAGTAATCAATAACGTAGAAGTTGCGCGGTTTTCTGCTCAAGTAGCAACTGACATCAACTCAACTACGACCACTAACACTTATATCAACGATCAAGCAGCATATCGCAAGAACATCAAGCAAGTACGAGATGATTCAGACGCCTTCCGTACTTATGTACGTGCAGAAGAAGATAAGTTGTTTGCTGAGACTACTGACACAGATACTACGGAATAGAAAAATACATGGTCGCCATAGAAATAAACAATACAGAATGAAGAGCGTGTGAAAGATCATACGCTTTTTTGTTTGGGCGGCCTTGAAGGGAGATCTTGAGTGTGCCTTATCATATTTTGATGTTTCGCCAAGTACAACAGATGGTTGATGACCCACTCATCATTGCATTTACTTGGTGTGTAATCATCGATGTAGTTACTGGATATATCAGATCGGCATTTGTCCGCAAAACGAATTCGACTAAGGGCCTTTTCGGGCTGATTAAGCATACATTAGTCTTGGTTAGCATCATCAGTATCTATCCATATCTGATCAGTCTAGGTTTTGACTGGCTGGCACAGACGATGGTGTGGGGCTTTATCATTAACTACCTGACATCGATTGTTGAGAACTGGGGAGAGATGGGGTTGTATTTACCGCCGCAGATCAAAAGCTTTTTAGTCAAGTTGCAGTCTGATTATGACGCAACTGATTACAGTGCAATCACCGGCGCCAAGAAAGGAGATCACAAAAATGGCTAATCTCGTCATGGACGTATCTGGGTATCAGCCAGATACTGTCAGCTTTTTTCAAGCAGCTAAAAACGCAGGCGTTAAAGCCGTAATCGTTAAACTGACGCAAGGATCAGCAGATGGCGATGCGTACGTCAATCCTAAGGCGCAAGCCCAGATCAATAACGCACGGTCAGTAGGATTGCTCGTGCACGGCTATCACTATGCGCGCTTTAACGGTAATCAAGACGCACGCAACGAGGCAAAGTGGTTTGTTGATCACGCTAAAAAGTTTGGTTTAGGTCCAGAGTCAGTCTTGGCATTAGACATCGAAGACAAAGCTAACGCCAAGTATGCAACTAGTGATGCCAATGCCTTCCTGCAGGCAGTTAAAGATTCTGGCTATCCTAAGGTTGATATCTACTCAATGGCGTCTTGGTTCTGGCAAGGCCGTCTTAATGCGGATAATCTGATCGCAAAAAACAAGTGGGTTGCCAACTATGGTGTCAGTCAGCCTGGCGTTGACAACGTGGGTACGTGGCAGTTTACGAGCACGTACAACATCGCCGGCAACAAAGTTGACATGTCATACGATTTCAGCGGTTTCTACACCAACGCCAACGTTACGCCAGAGTCTAAGACGGTTACCGACACGCCAACGCCTAAGCCGGTTGCCACCCCTAAGACGTGGACGGATAGTTTAGGCGATAAGTGGACGGCTGAAGACGGCAAATTTATTGTTGGCCCAAACTACACACTGCATCTGCGGTGGGGTGCACGGCCTAGCGCTTCCGTAATTGGTGTGCTTGCTGCTGGTAGTGTGGTTAAGTATGATGCTTGGTCACGGGGTAAGGAGTTCGTATACGTTCGCCAGCCACGCGCTAATGGTCAATATGGGTATGTAGCTGTCAGAGACTCTAAGACTGGAGAAGCTTTTGGTAAGTTTGAATAGGAGTGATTAGAGTGACACTATTTGACATCGCATATGATGACTTCAAACGTGAAGATACAACTAATACCATTGTCATTACTCTGTATACTGATGACAGACAGCCGATTACACCTGATTCCAGCCACACGTGGAAAGCGAAGATTGCTAAGGGAGATAAGTATGTCGGCGAGTATCCGGTTACGATTTCTGGCAATACGATCAAGCTTTCATCGAGCAACTTAACTCGGTTGCCGAACGGCGACTATGGCCTAGAACTGTGGGAAACATATAGCGGATCTACCACTATCTATCCATCAGCCGGAGTGATGGAGTTTCGAGTACACAGAAATGCCAATGATACACTGGGGACGGTTGACCCGACTACCGACATCAACGCCATTATCGACGATCTACACAAAGCAGGTCAGAATGTCAAGGTAGTTGCCACTAATACATTGTCTGCCGGAAGCAAGGCATCAGTAACTCAATCCATTACTAATGGTGAAAATCAGCTAACGTTTAATATCCCACAAGGTGATAAGGGTGATAAAGGAGACGTGGGGCCTGCTCCTACGCTAAAAATTGGGACGGTAACTAAGCTGAATCCCGACCAGGCACCAACAGCTGATTTGACTGGTGGCAATGGCACCTACACGCTTAACATGGGGATCCCACAAGGCGTTCAAGGCGTTAAAGGCAATCCTGGTAATGACGGTCATACGCCGGTCAAGGGCACCGATTACTGGACTGATGCCGATAAGAAAGCCATCTTAGACGAGACGAAGCAGTATGTGGACGATGCTATCATTAATGGGAAGTGGTGATTAGATGAGTTTAAGTGAAAAAATGACCGGGCTGATGGATGCAGCAAGAAACGTCACTCAGTTGACCGGCAAGTTGTCAATTAGTGATCTTACAAGCTATCTTGCAGGGCTACTTCCTATCAACTACTTAGATAACCCAGTAGAAACGCAAACCGTTGAGACAAAAAATGGCAAATTTGGAACGATTTTTTCTTCTGCTTCACTTGAAGAGGGCACATACTGCTTATCGGCAACGGTCTCATCCTCGGTTAGCGATGTCTCACTGCGATTGGAGTTCAACGGGGGAGATGCCCAACCGTTGAGTAGCAGTAATGGCATACATGATTGGGGATTTGTAGGTAATAATTGGGACTATGCTAGGGACGCTATGATTCTCACCATGTCATTTAAAGTTACAACGGCAGGCAAATTCAATTTTGGCTTGTCCGGAAACCCGTTCACTGGGGGCGAAGCCAAAGTAGATAGAATGATGCTTAACAAGGGGGATTTACCTTTGCCGTTTACAAAAAATAAGCTGGGGGGGGGAGCAAAGCCCGTCCTAACGGCTTTCTTCCGCACTATGAGAGGGGGCTTAGCGTATGTCGCTTAGCAGCACTATGACCTCTCTTATGGACAAGTTCCGTGAAAAGACTAACCTAACGGATAAACTCAGTATTCAACGGGCAACTAGCTTGATGGACCATCTTGACCTACACGTCAACCCTAATTTGTTATCTAATGCTACTACACTGACTGGGGATAATTTTATCGTAAGTGGTGTTGGACAAATCGTTGATTGCAATGGCTATAAAGCATTTGAGACTAATTATTTGTGGTGTCAAGTCACTTTTTTAGTAACACTTGATTCGGGGATTTACACATTAAGTGAAGATGTATCTGGTCCATTGCGGGATGATGGTGGTATACCATTCTATTTGCAAAATTCGACAGGAAGCATAACTCTTCAAAGTGCTGGTATAGCTGTGCCAGACGATGGGCAAACGCACAGAATCGCACATACTTTTGAGATCAATGCTAAAGGCACATATCGGGTGATGTTTACGAATGCGAAGCGAGAAGCTCTCCCCAAATTAGAAGTCGGTGACCTAGCAACACCTTTCACAGAAATGGGAGGGAGTAATTCTACGCAACAACCAGCTTCTAGTGCTAGTGGAGCTACTAGCTCAGCAAGCTAGTGAACCAGCTTCTAGTGCTACTCAACCAACACAACCAGCGGCCAGCTCCAGTAATGCGCAATGATGGCACTGATGCTGAGGTGAATCATTAACCGGCCAGATATCAGACCTAGAATTAATAGATGTAACCGAATAATAAAAGACAGTCCTGGCATGAAGCTAGGACTGTCTTTTTTGTTTACATATGTAATTATTGTGGTAAATGGCTAACTGCGTAGTCAGCTTGATCTTGTGTGAACTTGTCACCGGCGTCAGAAGTAAGCTGATCACGAATCGCTTCCGGTGACATGTTTTGATCTTTCTGGTAGCTCTCTGCAGCTTTCAGAGCATTCTTGTTCCAGTCAGCCTTGACGTGGTCAACAGCGTATTGAGCTGAAGCATCGTCAAACTTATCACCAGCATCAGAAGTCAATTGATCATAAATCCCTTGCTTAGACATGTGCATGGTGTCAGAATAAGTTTGAGCGGATTTTAACGCTGCTACTTTGGTTGCAGAAACATGAGATGATGAAGAACTAGAGCTAGACTTAGCAGAAGATGAAGAACTGTTTGATGATGAGTTGTCGCTCCCGCCATTTACCATTGCGGAACCAATGAAAATAACCAATACAACGAGGATCCAGAACCAAACTCGCTTGTAAAAAGGTTTCTTTTCAACATACACCTTACCGTCTTCGCCTTTAATTTGTTTTGCCATTATATGACCTCCCAATAGTTCAGCTTTTAACGTCATTCAGATTTTGGACCATTTAGTTTCTTGAGTTCCTTGATGATCTCATCGTTTTGGCGAATCAAAATAGTATTCTGCATTTTAATCATACGCAACTCATGGTCCAGAGTCTTAGTATCGTTACTTGTGAACGTTGGGGCAGACATGATGAAGTTTTCGCTGAAACCGATTTGATTCAACATGTCATGATATTTTGGATCAACATCTTGCAAGAAATTTTCATTAATATATTTCTCCCCGTATTTTTCAAAGCCATTCTGCTTAGGTTTATCTGGGTCTGGTTTGTTCCAAAAAGCCAAATTAATCATCTCCGTATTTAGAAACTTTACTAATTTTAATTATAAATGATTGTATATGATTAGATAGGCTTATTTTAAAATACGTATCTAGGTACGATCAAAATAAAGAATGCCTTTATATCAGTATTTTTCTGTCTGCAAAAGATAGACTTGTGAAGTAGTCACTGGGTAGCCATTAGGTAGCAAAAATGTGAAAGTATAGTGATACAATATTGAATGTATTTACTAGCTTAGATAAAAATGAAATAGGTAGTGACATGGTATTAACACCACTATGGGATGTTAGTGAATGACACCATTAATTCCGTGAACGTACTGGTAAGTCCGCTCGTATTCCTGAACGCCGTCGCGACGTTAAGTAGTCGAGTGTCGACC